CGACTGATGTGACGAACTGCATCTGCCGTACTTCGACGGGATGCAGATTTTCGAAGAGGGAAAATGGTTGTGTTGCAACGGTCATCCGACGTATATAAAAAGTGGAACTTTTGTGAGAGATTCCTGTAGCTGTTGGGCCTGAGCCGCCTGCATCTCCATCTGCTTCGACCGGGACGTGGCGTCGAGATTCTCACGTAGTTGAGTAACCAACTCGGTCTTCTCTGTTTGAGCTTCCTGTCGAAGTTCACCGCCATCCATCGTGACTTCGGCACCTGGGATTGGAATGGTCTGATACTTCTGTCGAATGCTACCTAACACCTCCTTACAGAGCGCGAGGTAGTATTTCCAAATCCACTGGCGTCCCACCGAGTTGATGTTCTGATATGGTATGAAGTTGTATGGGACGTTGCTGTAGTCGCCGATTTCCGGCGTAGTTACAGACGATCCCGAGACCTGATAGTAGGAACCGGTCGATATGGCCTGCGCATCACGTTCCTGACTGACCACGTAGTCGAACCAGATCACGTGATCGTATGTCGGTATTGGGAACAGTCGAAGCTTGTTGTTGACCAGCTCGAAGCTCCAACCACTCTTGCGGACAAGATCGTTGAACTCGATGGCCTGCATTCGTTCCAAGTCCTCGAAGATCGGCGTCATCAGGAACTGCGTCGCCGGCGAGTATCCGGCAAAACCCATCTCATTGAGAACGTTGCTGTAGCTCATTCCGGTCATCGAGAACGGATCGTAGATACGGGCCGAGGCCGGCGGAGCGTAGTGGAAAATACGCTTAACTTCGATGCGTGAACCACTCTCAAACGTGTTGCCCCACAGCGCTTGTAGATCGTAGGATTGTGTTCCATAGGACGCCGAAATCCATCCACGTTTCCAGTCGACGTTGCCACCAACTCCCAGCTCGGCACCGTAGGCTTGTGACAGCCGAATCTGGAATGGTAATGCACTTCCCTGAACGTTCTTTTGGGTGATGTTGATGGTCGTTGGTTGACCCTGTAACAACGAGATGTTGTTGCGAATGTTGAACTGATTCACCTGACCACTGTATTCCAGCGCCGCTTCTTCGAGACACGCGTAGAAGTTGAGGTCCAACAGCTCGACGTCAATGATGGGGTAGCCCAGTCGTTTTGCCGCCCACGAGGCGGCACGGGGAGCCTCGGCAACAAACACCGGATCGGTGTCAAAAAAACCAAACGGTGTGATTCCAGGAACGATTGCCGACCCAGAGCCCGGCCAACGGACTCGATCCTGATCTACGGTGTAGTTGATGGAGGTATCTGCCATAATCTGTTAGTTGTTAATATATAATGACCCGACCGTTCGTCCCGCTCACGTTTTGTATTCCAGGATATCCAGACCCTCCGTTATCGGGATCGGTGTAGTTGGCTGGATACAGATACGATCCAGAAAAAGAACTTCCCGTGATGGTCGGCGAGATGTATCCCGAACCTCCAGAACCCATACTGTCGGCTCCGCCGCCACCGAAATAGCCGCCGCCTCCGGGCGCACTGTATGATGATGACGGCCCGATTCCACCAATCAACGGACCACCGTCTGCTTTCCCAACGTTTCCATACCAATAGCCGGCGGATGCGGTGGTTGCACCAACGCTATTTAATGAAGCGCCTGTGGTATATCCGTTCTGTCCTGTTAGCCCACCGCCTGCGCCTTGACGAACTTGGTTGGAGAACCTACCTCCGCCGCCGCCGCCGGCAACAATGATGGAGTTACCCTGCAAATACGATCCGGAAAATATTCCCGATAGACCTCCCCCCCGCGGGTTAACGGTTAGACCGGTGTTCCGACCATATCCGCCGCCGCCATGTGTTCTGGGACCAGTTGAACCGGATACGACCGATCCACCTTGGCCAACAACTATGATGTATTGAACTCCTTCAACAAAACGGACGGTTCCGTGTGAAAATCCACCCCCAGCTCCTGACCCCACAGGCGCAACTCCGCCGCCGCCGGCGCCCCATAGCTTGACGCTCGCTGTAAACGTTGTAGTCGGTGTTATGGTGTATGTTCCATACGATCCGATGTTCATCGCACCATCATCTATGTTTATGGTGCTAGACCCACTCCAAGCCGGAGATATGGTAAAGGTTCTGTAAACGTTCTTCGGTTTTACAGCGACCGTGACGGAGTTGAGGTTCGTGATGTGTAATGACATATCGGTCTATAAATATCAGCCAACCGACCGATTATGACGGACAACCTTACCCTTATTTCAGCCACCGCCGACTGGCACCATCTTCGCACGTGTGATTGTGGTCTGTGGTTGGCCGGTGTATCGGGAGATTTCTTGCTTCTTCACGGTTCCCTTGACATTGTAAACCTCACCCTTTTCGTAGGGCTTGTCCCCAGATGCCCACCAGACGATCTCGTTTCCGTCAGCGTCCTCGAACGCCACCAACGTGGTCGGACCGTATGCGCCACCGCCGAACAACTTGACGTTCTTAACCGTACCGACGAACTCGATCTTGTCACCAACCTTGCCGACGTAGTTGCTAGGCTTCCGTTGAGCCTTCTTCTCCTGCTCACCCTTCTCACGGAGGTAGATGGCAAGGATTGACGCGTGAAGAGCCGAGTTCTTCGTCGCAATCGTTGTCGAGTTGGCGACGGTTTTGACGTTGTGGAAGTATTGGGCCAAGCTCGGATTTGTCTCTTGGTTCTTGTCGATCTCGGCGTCCCAGTCCTTGGTCTCAAGCCACTTGGATACCGCATCGAACAACTTCTCAGCTTCGCCTCCGTGAGCCGCGACCTTCTGTTGGTACTCCCGTGAAACCTCCGGGTCTTTCGAGTTGGCCCCCTCGTAGATCAACCACCACGCAAAGTCCTTCGTGGACTGCAACGGTCTGTCGTCGTACATCGCCGAATCCTTGGCCTTCTTGGCACTGATGAACTTGCCTTCGAGGACGTAGGCCAAACAGACGCTGCGCATGAATACGTCGGACGGGTAGTACCGGCGGAACCCACGACCACCTCCGCCACCAAAGTCCTCGTCGTAGTCGTCCATCTCTTCGCCACCGATACAGGCACGGAGAGCGTTCTCAAGGCTCTGAGCGTAGTCAAGGATGGTCTTCGGGTTCTTGCTCGGCAGGAAGTTCTTGAGGCAAGACCGACCAACCTTCAGCAGTTTTCCCGTTTTCTCCTCACGTAGAACGAACGTGCTTAACCGATCTCGTTTGGTGTGGCAGAAGTCGCACGTGTTTCCGGTTGTACGATACTCGGCGGGCAAAGCTGGTACGCTTGAGTTCGGCGCCATGTTGATGATGTTGCCGCCTTCGGCGTGTTCGACACTCGCGACGAACTCGTAACCATCGATGACCGGCGACTTGCCCTCAACCTTTATCTCAAAGTAGTGTCGTTTGTACGTCTTCTGCATCCCGCGGACGGGAACATCCTTGTCGAACTCCCGAACGATCTTGAGCTGAAGCGGTTCTGAACCGATACGTTTGGCCTTCTTGTTCAGCTTCTCCAACTCGGCCTTCACGTATTCGAGTCCGGTGTTCATCACGGTGAACGTGTCCTTGAGCGTACGTTCAGTCACTTCCTTTTCTACGGCGGCAGAAACGTCGTCGCCGGTTTCTATTTCTATCAGAACCTCGTTGAGCAGATGTTTGAGAAGCATGATGGTATAAATATAACGTTGTGCGAACTATTTATCAGTATGTACGCCACTTTCTATCCGTCCGACGATTTCATCGAGTTTGTAAAAAATGCCGAGAACGCCGGCCACGTCGGTTACAACGCTGTCAAGGACCAATGGCTACCACACCCATCTCCAGAAGGCGGACTACCGACGATTGCCTACGGTCACAAGATACGGAAAGACGAACTGGATACGATGCGGAAGGGTATCACCGAGGCCGAAGCTACCGCCCTTCTCAAGACCGACTTGGAGACCGCATATTTGGCCGTTGTCGCTTACGTGATGGGTCGGATAGGTGACGTTGATCTGACCGAACGTCAAACCGAGATGTTGGTCGAGTTTGCCTTCAACTTGGGAACGTTGCGAGGCTTTCCGAAGTTCACGTTGGCGGTCGTAAACGAAGATTGGGAGACCGTGAAAAAAGAGTGCGTCCGCAGTTACACGGACGCGCACGGTAAGAAACACGGGTTGACGAGGAGAAACGAACTGTTCAGACGTCGGTTTTTTTAACCGTGGTTGCCGTAGGAGCAATCGTGACCGTCGAGGGGAAGTGGACCATCGTCACCACCTTCAGACGCGGCGGCCAACACCTTCTTGGCCTTGGCGATGGCCCGAGCCTTCTTGAGCTCAGCCGCCTTACGCCTCTTGGCCGCCGCCTTCTTCTTGAGTTCGGCAACCTTGGCGCGGACCTCGTCGCTCGGATAGACCTCACGATAGAGCTTCTCCCCCGACTCAATGAACTCGTCGAGGTTGTACGTCGACAGTTCACGGGCGCCACTGTATCCGGCGAAGAAGACGAACGGTGTGTTAGGGACCACCTCGACCTTACCAGCAGCCTTTACGTCCTCGGCGTCGTTGAGGCCGAAGTCGGTCTTCAGCTTCCGTATGATCTCCTTACGGATTTTCTTGTCTGTGGCCAACACGTTGAGTTCGTGGCAGATGTCACCCCAACGCATCTTGACGAACTCACGCAGTTCGACAACGTGAAGTGTTCCCAGATCATCCTCTTCGTAGCCGGGCTCGATGTAAACGACTTTTTCTTGACTCATAAAAAGGAGGATAGTTCGTGAATAGACGCGAGTCAAGCTGAAAGTTTCTTTAGCTTCTTTCGGTGATATTTGATGGTAGCAACTGATACACCGTATTTGTCGGCTATCTGTCGCATGGAGAGGCCGAAGTCGGCGATGTCTTTGGCAAACTCTTCCTTCCGCCCCTTGAGTGCCATTTTTCCACGTGACACACTCGAACCACGGGTAGCTTCGACGACTCGCTTCTTTCCCTTGAGTCCGTTGTCGTATCTGTAGTTGATTTTCCGTGACGCAAGCATTTCACGCCGTTCGTGGTACTTCTTCGTTCCGAGTTCTTCACCGTCACGTTCTATGAACCACGTGAGAGTGTATCTACCGACGGAACTGGCTTTCTGCTTTGCGATGGTCTGTTCCGAATGCTTTTTGCCGAACATACCATTGTTCTCACCGCCGTTGATGAGACACATTTTTGCTCGGATCAACTCTCGGTCGGGATGATATGTGAAGCAGTCGCCGCCGAGTGCCTTTGTATTGATGTTGTATCCTACTCCCTTGAACGGTTGTAGCAAGTCGAGATAATGCTGCTCTCGAATGAGACATTGATCCGGCTCGCACGTCTCGATGATCTCGAAGGTAAACTCGTCTTCACCGTGATAGTTCCACGAGTGTTGCAAAATGGGATTGACGTGGTCACCTCGACGTAGTGCGTTCCAATGTTCGGTTTTTCGGTTGTTGGTATCCTTTGACGAACCGATGTAGAACTTGCCGTGGACCGTGTTTGTGATTTTGTATACGCCAGATATTACCATAAAATGTGATGTTTATATGGATAAGTATAGAGGCCGTATGAAAATCGTCAAGACATTTGCGCAAAAAAAGGGGTGCCCTTTCGAGCACCCCTTCTATGGATAGAACCCTTGTGTAAACTTACGTAAGTCTTAGACTTCGTTGAGGTTACCGATGATGATCTTGCCGTAGAACTCGGGCCTGATCATCTTCTTGGCGTAACGGGTCATCACACCACGACGTGGCGTGAAGTTGACCGGGTCGTACACCAACGGGGTCTGAATGAGCGGGATGTACGGAGCGTACACAGCGCCGGTTTCGAGGAAGTTGTTTCCACGGAAACCAACGAGCATCACGTTGTCCGTCATGTACGGGTTCTTGTAGACCGTCCAGCGGTTGCTGAGGGCGCCGACCTTGGCCACGCCCATTGCGAACTTCGCCTGATCACCGTCCGTGTTGGTGGTGAAGCCAGGGATCGACTCGATGATGGTGGCCACGTCCGGGGAACAGACGAGGAAGTTTGCACCACCACGGAGGGTCAACTGGTGAATCTTGTTCGAGACCTTCTGAATCTTGTTGCCGAGGGTCTGGAACCAGGTGCTCTTGACGTACGCCGTGCGGTTAGTAGCGGTGTCCTGGAAGAGTCCGGTTGCAGCGTTGAACTCGGAACCGATACGTGCGGACCAGTAGTCGGTCGTGACGGCCGGAGCGTTCTGGATCAACATGTCGAGGATTTCGAGGTCGATTTCCATCGAGACGTACTCCGAGAGGAGAGCGGTCAGCTCGGCCTCGGCGTCGATGGAGTGGTAGGCGTTCAAGTCCTGAGCGAGCTCTGGGGTCCAAACGGCCTTGAGCTTGCGGGTCTTGGCGACGATGGCCTCGCTCTTGAGCTCCAAGTTGACTTCGGGGATACCGATGTCAGCGTTGAGGCCCTGCGGAGCGATTGGGGTGCCACGGTCTTCGAAGTCACCACGGGTGGCGTCGGTCGGCTGAACGTGGTAGGCCACGCTGACGGTTGTCGGAGCGGCCGAGGCGGAGACCACGAAGGTCACGTTGTTGCCGGCGACGGACGTGAAGGCCGGATAGAAGTCAACGATGCCGGAACCCGAGACCGTGAAGGCGCGGACGCCGTTGTGGTCGAAGGTCGAGCCGAGGTTGACGGTGACGAGCTGAACCTCACCAGCGGCGACGGAAGCGGAGAGCTCCGGCGTGAAGTTGGTGTTGATCCAAGCGGCCGAAGAGGAAGTCACGGCGAGGCCGGTTGCAACCTGATCGTTGATGGTGTAGCCGAAGCGGCCTTGACCGTAGAGACCATTGACCGCCGAGTCGGTCGAACCGAGCTTGGTGCCGGTGCCACCGAAGAGCGACTGATTGATGAACGGCGGCTTGCCGGCCTGATCGGTTCCGTACTTGAAGTCGAGATAGAACACGAGACCGGACGGAAGGTTCATCGGTTGAACCGAGACGAACTCCTTGGCCGCGATCTCCGCGAACACACGACGGACCAACGGAAGCGCGACGCCCGCCCACTGCTCCGAGTTAGCGGAGGTGCCGGTACGAGTTGCCTCGTCGATCAACTGCTTGGCCTGATTTTCGAGAAGGATGGACATGTGGGACTTTTCCATGTCGCCCTTGACTCCTTCGAGAAGGCCAGTTTTTTCCCATTTCTTGACGAGGCCGCGGGTCTGCTCCATGAGCTGAGCCATCGGATTCATCGTTTCGGTGAGTAGTGATTTAACACTTGACATATATTGATTTCTCCTTTAGAGAGGTTACAGTTGTTTGGTTTTGCTTACTTCTTGATGCCAGCGAGCTTCTGGAAACGGGATGCCATCTCGGCACCTTCCGTGAGAACCTCAGGCGTCTTGGTCGGTTTGGTTGAAGCAACAACCTTGGATGCCAAACCTTCGGTGATTGCCTTGATGGTCGGCTTCACGGCGGGCTTTGCAGCCAACACCGGAGCGGCCTTCTTGGCGGCACCGAAACTAAAGGATTCGGCCAAAGTTGCGTAAACGAGCTTGGCTTCACGAACCGACTTCGTGAGGTCGAAGGACTCGATAACTTTGATCTTCTGCTCCTTGGACAAGCTGGCCGCCTTGAAGAGGCGATTTGTGTAGAGCAGCTTGGCGTTCAGGAGGTTCACTTCATTGATGCGGGACCGCAAAAACTCAACGGCCTTGCGGTATTCTTGGAGTTCCGCCTTCAAATTCTTGTTTTCTTTGAGGAAGTCCGGCTTCTTGTCGTCATCGTCCTTCTCATCTTCATCATCCTCGTACATGTCCTCATCTTCAGAGAGGAGTTCGTCGAGGTTGATCTCTTCATCGGCACCGGCTTCAGGAGCAGGCGTGACTTCATCGACCGGCGCGACTTCTTCTGGCTCAACGGCCGCCTCATCAGCAACCGCGCCCACTTCGGCTTCGAGCTCCTTGAGGATCGCGTCGAGAGATTCGCTATCGATCTCCTCTTCCTCTTCGAGAACCTTGCCGGTCAAGTCCTTGTCAGCCTTGCCTGGTCCTGAAGAGAGTTCCTTGGATGCGCCCTGCGGGTCGTTCTTGAAGGAAGCGACATCACGCTCGACGGTCTTCTTTCCAGCGGCCTTCTCGGAAGGCTCGCCGGCGGTGACGTTCTTGTCAGCCTTGCCTGGTCCGGAAGAGAACTCCTTGGACGCGCCCTGCGGGTCATCGGTCTTGATGCCCTTGGAGGTCTTCTTGTAGTCGGCGTCGTCGGCTTCGGTCAACTCGTCGGTCTGATCAACGGGATCAGGGTGTCCGGCGCCGAGTGTGATCTCTTCGATCTCCTCGTCTCCAATCGGATCGTCGGATGGCGGAGCATCAGGAGCTGGCGCGGCATCGTCGAGGGGGATATCGGCTTCAGGTGCGAAGTCAGCTTCAGGAGCTGGTGCATCGACCGGAATCTCTTCAGCGGCGGGAGCAGCGTCGACAACAGGATCAGCGACCGGAACCTCATCGGCAACGGGCTCGTCTTCTCCTTCGACTTCTTGCTGCAACTTCGTGGCCAACATCGATTGGAGCTTCGGTGCGAAGGCTTCCTCAAGAGCGGCTTTTGCGTTTGCGAGCGCGGTCGCTCGAACGGCTTTTGCGTCGGCGATGGCTTGCTTCAATAGTTCAGATGACATATTTTGGGTTTCCTTTACAGGATTCTGGAACTATTGGAGTCCCAATGTGGGTTGCGTAAACCATCGCACCAAACGATTGATGCATTTCTGATACATAAGTATATCTCACTCAAGAAAAACGTATATTTTTTCTGGAAAAAGCATAAAAAGGCCGAGTCCAATGACTCGGCCTCACAATACTACGAGTTGAGTAGTTGGGTTACGACTTCTTCTCGGCAACGGGCAAGACCTTTGGTTCCACCGATACTACCGTCTTTCCACGTGCGTCGTCGCACTCGGTTTGAACATCTTTGATCTCGAAGTAACGATTAAGAACGTGGCCCATGTCTTCGTAGAGAGCTTCCATACGCTGTTCGACGATGGAACCCTCACGTGCCAACTTTGCAAACTCCCCACTGCAACGCTTGAGCTCTTTGACATTTCGGCCGACTGTGTTCTTATCGAACCAGTCCTCGGTCTCATTCATCGTAAACCGCTCGGCGGCATCCGCAATATTTCCCAACGTTTCGGCGATCTCCATGAGATTGTGCTGACGACGGAGGTGTTGGCCGTATTCGTTGTAACGACCTATCATCTCGAGCGCAGCCTTCTTCTCTTCCGTCGTCCATTCCTTTTTCTTGGATGCCATCGGGCCGAAGCCCTCGATCAATGCTTTGAGTTTGAGTGGTGTTGCCATAAAGTGATTACGTGTTGGGTTAGTGGGTTTCATTCGATTAACCCTCTGTCGGTTCCTGCTTACCCGACGCGGACAAGCTCTTGACGGAGTCAAGGAACTCAACCATTCCGGGGATGTTCTTGTAGGGAATCATATCATCCGAGAAGAGTTGGAAGTCCTCCGGATTCGTGATCTTGAGCTTGTTCACAAACTCGCCGGCGAGAGCGTCCATCGAGTTTGTCTGGAAAGCGTGACCGATCAGCTTACCCAACAGGAAGCTGACGCCGGATGGTGAGTTCAGCTTCACGTAGGCGTTCTGTTCGAGTTCCTGCTCGGCCTGATCCTTCTCCGCCTTGGCCTTCTCCAACTCCGCCTTGGCCTTCTCAGCGTCTTCCTTGGCGGCATCTACATCCTCACCGGCATCAGGTGCAGAAGTGTCGGACTCGGGAGCTTCAGGCTTTTTTTCCTTTGGTGCATCCGGTTTCGGCAAGTCAACCTTCGGCTCGGAGGGCTCTTCAGGCATCTCGGGCTTGTCTTCTGTAGGAGGCTCGGGCAAATCAGCACCATCGTCGGGCTTCTTGCCGACGTTTGGAGCGGCTTCACGGACTTTGCGTTTACGTGCCTCTGTGATTGTACCCCAATCGAGACCGACTCGGCCCTGATTGGCACGACGGCCGATGTCCTTGAGAATCTGTTGGAGAGTTGGATTTGGTGTAGCCATGTTGTGTATAAATATGGTGGTTACCGAGGAAATCTGATCTTTTTTCCGTTGAGGACCAGTGTGAGGCTGTAATGCTCTCGTAGTGTGAAGGTCGTCGATTTTCCCGTCTTGGGGTTAAAGACCTCGAACTCGGACTCAAACGGATCGCCTACTTCACCGGCGCCCATGTGGTAGATCATCTTGACTTTCAGACCGTTTTTCTTGAGAGCGGTTTCCACGTCATACTCACGTCTGGCAAACTGATCGTCGCGGGGGTTGTAACTGCCTTCGGGAAGCGTTTCCATCGTTCCCTCGCCAACACTGGTGAAGTGCTTGATTTTCTCACGTGGCATTGATGCCTTGATCTTGGCAGCGCCGGTGCCCGGCTTGGGGTCGCCGAGAGCTGCGTGGAAGAGGTTGGCTTGCTTTTCGGATTTGGCCGGCACAGTTATTGGACGTTGAGGTTTGCACGTGTCGGAGGTGACCAACGGCCACGTGGGCCCTCGACGGACATTTGCTTCTTTGAGGCGAGTTTGATCGCCGTCTGAATGTCAGGCGCGGACACGATCTGTTCCCACGCGTTCGGACCTTCGGCGCCGACGACCCATTCTTGGTTACCGGCAACTTCGGAAACCACTTCTTTGATGAGTTGTTTGAGTTCTGATTTTTTCATTAACGTATCTCCGAGAGGATGTCCCGCATGATGTTCTCGACCTGTAGATACTTGTCGAGAGCCTTACGGTCGGCTGTGATCGGTGGGTTGGCGCCTTCCTTAATGACGCCTTCCGTCAGATTCATGTAAGCTCCACGTGTGGACGGACTGGACACGAGGTCGAAGCAGAGAAGCTCGAAGTCGTCCTGAACCTCAACAGTGTTCTCTCCCAACGGGCGAACCGATCCCAGACCACGACTTGAAATGCCGAGGCGGACGTTGTTCTTGATCAACTCACGTGCGATGTTGCCCGACGGTGTGGTCAAAATCTCGATGGTGCCGACGAGGTCGTTGCCGTTCCACGAAATCTCACAGACGTTGTGCGACACGTTCTTGAGGTTGATGACAGACGAGTCAGGGTGATCCAGCTCGCCGAGTGCTCGACGTTCCTTAATCACTTCCTCATACTTCTTGGCCTCACGTTGCAACACGGGCATCGGATAGATGCGTCCGTTGAAGTTCTTCTGACCGGCTCGTTGCAGAACGCCACGAACACGCAACGGTGCGTTTGGGTTGGCTGAACGAGCTTCCGACAGAACCTGCGGAGTGATCTCAAACGGTATGAAGTCGACGAGGAGTTGTTTGCTCATTTTGGTGAAAGTGTGTTCGGGCCGCCGGCAGCGATGCCCATGTTTTGCGGAGAGACCATGCCGGTAGTCATACGCGGTCCACCTGGAGACGCGGTGCCCTTACCAGAGACGGGCGGTTCAGCCTTTTGGGCGGTTTGACCCTGCGACGATGCCGGTTTGCTTGCAGAAGCGTCACCGATGACCTTGATCTTGAACGCGGTGTTGACATAGTAGTCCTTACCACCCGCGTCCTTCAGAATGATGTAGTATTCATCCTTGAGGTAGGAGATGGAGACCGACTTGACGTCGATGGTGTAGTCCTGTTCCGCCTGTCCCATCGCTCCCTTCGATGCACGAATCGTGACCTTCTTCTTTCCGACGTTCTTGGTCAGAGTGGTCTCAAGCTGCTTCTTTGCAGCCTCGGTCTGCTTGTCAATGGTCCGCTCGAAGTTTTGGAAGTCGGCGAGGACGTCGTAGAACTTGGCAGAAGGCTGCGGTGCAGGTTGGGTTCCGCCGATTGGGGCGTCTTCCTTGAGGATTTGACTGACGATTTGGCGTAGGTCCATAAAAGTTATTTGCTCAACCGGCTCACCCGACGAGCGATCTCCTTGAGACGTTGGTGGATTCGTGACACGTCGACCGCGGTTCTCTTCCAGAGTTGGTCATTGGACGTTCCGGACTCCAACTTGAGCCGTTCACACAGACCGACCAAAAACTCGACTTCACGGAGCATAGAGTGCGCTTCCTTGATTCCGTATGAGACCTTTGCATGAGTCTTCATCACATCACTGTCACGGTAGTTGAGATACCGGCTACGAGCCTCGGAAAGATTTTCAACCCATCGTTTGACGGGATGTCCACATTTAGTGCAATGCACAACGCCGTCCATATCATCAAACTGCGAGGTTTCCTGATATGTTCCCTTCTTGCACTTCTTGCATGGTTTTCCACGCATATCAATCTGTTCCGACAACGACCGACGAACCAACAACGACTCTTCAGTTTCGGCGTCGGGCTCGCCTTCGCCGACGACTTTGCCACCCGGCATCGAGTCCGCGGCGATCTTCCGCTTTCGTGCAGCGTCGCCCTTGCCCTGAAAGGCAAACGGTGTCTGATAGCCGGCGACCGCGCCAGTACCAGTCATCTCGTCGAGGACTTCCTGTACGATCTCACGGAGAAGAGAGTGGAGTTCGGGTTGCTTCATTTCAGATTCTTGAGTTCCTTGATCAGTTCGTAAGCCAACATGAGAGCCATGATCTGATTCTCCTTGACCAACGTTCCTTTGGAGATGTTGCCGATCTGCGTGATGGTCTCTTCAAGCTTGATACGGACGACGTCGTTGTCCGACACCTTCGACTTCAACTCCATCAACTGTTGCTTGACGACTGGTATTTCCTGATTGATGTACTGACGTAGTGAGTTGGTATTGCTGATGTTGTTGATGTATTCGCGGATCAACACCTTCTGCTTGCCATCCAATCCGGCGTACTTCTCGTTGAACGAATCGACCAGCAACTTGTACGCCAACAGACGAACCTCTTCGTTTTGTTGTTGATACACCTTGATCAGATCACGCTTTTCGTCTTCAGAGATGAGTCGTGTCGGAGAGGTTTTGGACACCATGTGCTCAACAATACAACTACGGGCCTTGAACAGATCACGTGGGTCACAAACCACTTCGTTGACAGCTTCCTCAAAAATCTTGTACACCGATGCGAGAAGTTTGTAGTTCGGAATGTTCCCCTTCAGAAAATCCTCGATTGGATACTGAGCCTTGATTTCCTTGATGAGTTCGTATTTCTGCTGATTGAGCAACTTCTCCGACAACTTCCGACGAGTGCGGACAACGGATTCTACCAACCTATCCGCAGCGGTGTTGTCCTTCACCTTCTCTTCAATGACAATACGGTACAACCGATTCTCCTTACCAAGTTCGGTTGACTCGGAGAAGTATTTTCGGAGAATGTGGTTAGCCTTGGAGTCGTCTGACCCGTTGAGAATATCGGCAGTGACCTGTCGAACCAGTAGTTCGAACAAAATGCCGGTATTGCGATACTTGGAATGGCTCAGTTTCTTCATCGATGGTTATAAATATGTTGGAGTGGTGGAAAAGATGTAAATTATTGACGTGTCTCATCATCACTCAACACGTTTGATTCGTCCATCATCGATTTTGCTTCCGTTATGACGGCCTTTCCATTTTTTATCATCGCTCGACTACTCAACGCTTTCTTTATGTTTTTGAGGTCTTCTTCCATCGCGCGTGGTGACACGAGCATCCGTTCGTTTACTCGTAGTGGGTTCGCCAGTTTATTGGTTCGAATCGGTCTGTCCCGCTCAGTTCGATGTAGTTCCTTGGTTCCCAGCGGGTCTTCACCAAACGGATAGTCATCCGAGTCTTTCAATCCCGTTTGATCACGTTCCTTCTCCTCAACTACACTCCCCGTCACTGGCCGTTCACTCTCCTTGAGGTCAGGGAGATCGGGAAGGTCTTCTGCGCCGCCGAGGTCCGGACCGGAATCATCCCCACCCGAAACGTCGCGTGGCGCACCGTCACCATCGATGGACTGATTACTGGTCTTCGGATCATTTCCTTCAGAGGCGATCTGTTCGAAACGCCACTGCTCCTTACGGTCGGCCACGATCTCCTTGCTAATCTCCTCGACATCATCCTCTGACATGTTCCAGAGCTTCGTGTACAGCCATTTCTTCGAGAAGCAGTTGGACTCCATCATGTCCTTGGCGAGATTGACCTTGTCCTGCCAAATCTGAATCTTTTCCTGCTCGAACACTGTCGATGGATTGCTCAATCCGAGTTCGAAGTCGACCAATGATGCGTCCTTGTATCCTTGAACATAGAGATGCACAATGGCTATCTTGGTCAGTTCGGATACGATGATACGTTGCATGCGACCGATGGTTCTCGCAAATCGTACGTCTTCGGCTGCCAGTGTGGCCTTTCCTGATAGACCCTCCTCATAACCGAGGAACGCCTTCGGAATCTTCAACGCGGCCATCATCTTGTTGCGAAGATACTCGATGTCCTCGGTTCCCGTGAACTCCATTCCTGGAAGAGTATCGATGCTAGTACCACTGTCTCCGCCGCGTACTGGCAAGAAGAAGTCCTCCGTCATGTTGTTTAGATTGAACCGAAGGTTGTAGTCGCCGGTACGTTCATCGATGTATGGAACTTTCTTGAGCTTCGCCATCATCTTCTCCATGAAACCGTCGATCTCACTGGGAGGAATGTTGCCGACATCAACCTTAAAGATTCGTTTCTCAGGAGCTCGCATGATGCGATGGATCAACATAGCGTCTTCCATCAAACTCAACTGTTTCCAAATACGACGTGCCGGCTCGATCATCGACTTTCCATACGGAAGGAAGTTGCTATCGGACAAAAGTCGGAAGTGCGCGATCTCGAAGTTTTCGTATTCCTGTCCTCCGCCGAGACCGTCGTGTTGGTACTTCACGTAGTTGAGATTGTTTGGGTCAGAGCCCTCGATGCGGGTCAACTCATACGCGGAGATTGGATGAACCATGTAGACACCGTACTCTGGCGAGATTTCGAGTCGAAGGAAGAAGTCGCCGTACTTGGATAGATTTCGAACCCACGACCACAGATTGAACTCGATGTTCAGTATGTCATAGAAAAGGTTCTCCAGAATCTTCTTGATCTGCTCGTTCTCCGACTTGATAGTGAGAACATATCCAAACTCACTCGGCACAAGACACTCGTCAGCGTAGATATCCAACGCGGAGGCAATGATCGGGTCCATGTCCATGATGTCGTAGTCGCGGAACAGCTCCAACCGTGCAGCGGCGTACGCCATCGACATGTCTCGGTTGTGAAGGTTGTAGGTGGAACTACGAAGCCGATTGTAACGATCTCGTAAGCTATTGCGATCCGTTGCGAGTTGTACCTCGTCCGTATCCACAATCTTGAGTTTTTTGCCGCCGACGTTGCGCACGATCACATCGGTGGAAAACATTCGCTTCAGTCGGTCATAGAGAGTTTGATCAGCCATATGTGTATATATACGGTCCCAAGGTATAAATATCTCGCCGGCGCTATTTTCAGCGAATGAGCCATCCCAGGTCTTCGGATATATTATTTCCGATGTTCATCTTCCACGGATCGGCGTTGATTCCATACGGATTGGCTCGATTGGAAGATAGAATCGGCATCTGACCATTCTTTGCTTGAGCCGAGGTTCCACCCATCTTGGATAGAATCGTTTTGGTGAGAGAGTCGCTTTCGGACCTCAGACGCAACGCGGTGTCCCGTATCCACGCGCCAATACCCATCGACATGACCAGATCATCGTTGTAACCAGACATGGCTTCCGCTTTGATGGTCGTTCCGGTATTTTTCCAAACGAACACCATCAGTTCGGCGAGCAATCGTTCGGAATGGATTATCAACGACTTCTCGCGGATGTAGCTCTCCAACTTCGAAATGATAAGCGGTCGGGACTTATGAGTTGTCGTAAATCCGGGAACCAACTTCTTATCCTGCGCGTTCAGCTTGTTGGTGGCCTGCTGCTCGACATCCACGTATAGCAAGTCCATGTGGCTGTAGAAAAGATTCGGGTATCCGATGTCGATCAACTCCTGCAAAACGGCCCAACCCATGTTGTTGTTTTCCACAACGACGAGGCCCATGTTGTATTCGGTTCCAATCGCGGCAATCAATCTACCAAACTCCTTCGTCGGCAAATGACCCTTGTACTCCGCAACCTGCTCCAACGATTCAATGTCAATGATCTGAACCGCTGAGAAGTCGGTCGAATCTCCCCGACCAACGTCACAGGACAGTAGATATGACCTTCCTGACTGCGGATACTTCCATATCCAATAACCGCGGTCGATTCCACGTTTCTCGACGGGATCGCACATCATCTCCTTGTTCTTAGAGTACCACTCCAGCAATGGAATGTCAATAACGGTATTGCCTGATGTGGAAAACTCGCAATCGCACTCCTGTGCAGCGCCCTTCGGACCCAACAGCTTTGTCTGTTCGTCACGCCATGCCTGATCACGTTCCGGGTGGAGATGCCACGGAAGGTTGATCATGTTGAAGTCGTTCTGGCCCTCGACGGCCTCGTTCCACTTCTGATGGAAGAAGTTTCCTACACCGTTTGGTGTCGAGAGGATGATCGCCTTACCACCCGTGGACAGCGTGTTTTGCGCAGACAACCAAATCTCCTCTACGCCATCGATGAACGCCGCCTCGTCGATGATGAGGAGAGACAATGCGGACGAACGGCCGGATGTACCGGCCGACGACACGGCCTTGATCTGCGAACCGTTGGACAGTCGCAACGACAGTTGGTTGTCAGTGACCTCCTTGACCTTTAGCCACGACGGTAGGTTGTCGTTGGCGAACCGCACTTTCGTGACGATCTGCTTCGACGTTTCCTGCGTGATGGACAAGCACATGATTTCCTTGTCATCGTGGAAGATCATCAACCACAGTGCGTAAGCCGCCACAAGGGTCGTAATACCCATCTGACGGGACTTGAGGACGATGTTCTTACGGTGCTTGCCGAAGTCAGCTACAGCTCTGTCCTGAAAAGGATACGTCAAGAACGGAATCGTACCACGAATGGGATGCTGAATCTTGACGTACTTCCGCATGAAGTACACCGGGTCCTTGGCGCACTTGACGTACTCGGCCCGAACAACTTGACGATAGTCCTGTGTCTTGTCGGCCATTCGTCACTTCACCGCTTCGGCGATCTTGGCGTCAACCTGCTTGTAGGCTTCTTCGACTTCCCGGATGGTCTTCAGACACTTCACGAAGTCCTTCTTCAGGCTGATCAACAGATCATCTCGGGCATTGTTCTCCCATCGTTCGACGAAGCCGTTGGAGTTGACGTACGTGAGCTCCTTGTGGTCCTTGGTGAAGTCATACGCCTCACGTAACTTTGCGCGGACGTCGGTCAAATACGAAAGCTGATTCTGAAGAATCTTCCTCTCCTCGTACAACTTGTACTGACCACGGAGTCGTAGCTTTGTCTCTTCGGCGATCAAGCAGTCGAAGCATTTGCCTGTTTTGTGGAAGAACTTTCGGTCGTGTCGGGAACCCCACCGGATTTCGCATCCGCAATCGGAACACCGGTCGTCCAACTCGGCGCGGACGATATCAATGACCTTGGTTACACGAACTGGACCGTTTTCCTTTTGCTCCCACTCACGTCCCTGCACGTCAGTCCATTTCTCGCCAACGGCGTGTTTCTGTTCCGCTGGAGCTTCGTAACCAACTATAGTAATCGGCCGCTCACCTTTCAGGTAGTCGCGAACCATCTCGATGTTTGATTTTGACATATATACAGAGTGTTCTTTGTGTATATATCAACTGCCACGGACTTTTGTCCGAAAATCTCACACCGGCGGAGACCTTTTGATACCCAACACTTTTTGTATCGCGCCGTAGATAGCGGACCATTCCTTGTCAGACAAATGTTCGGCCGAGATATCCCGATCAAACTTGTCCAACGCGTAGGTGATCGTCGGCGTGTCGAGGTATTTCTTCATCAACGTGAGCAATCCGGTGAAAGAACGAAACACCTTCAGTTCGTCCGCTGTCGGCTTCTTGCCGAAGAACGTTCTGAAGATTTCGGCGATGTCCGTTGTCCGATCCTTCTCACCCGCATCCTTTGGCTCAACCTTGATGTAGGCCTCGACCGGCTTTCCGTTGTACGTGACGTCACCGACCTTTTTATACGCGAGTCGCATTCCTGGAGCGCCTCCGCCGGTGTTCAGTGTTCGTCCAGTGGCTTGGTCCGGAGAACCACCAGCGATACGGATGTCCTTGTCGGTGATGACCGTTTGTCCGGCCGCGATCTTCGCAGCAGACGTAGGCTTCACAACGACAGCGGAGTCCTTACGGGTGGTCGCCCGGGCGAGGGCTCGAAGCATCAGTGCTCCGGCCAGTCCCTTGATGCCGGCCTGAAGGTCGTTGTACGGTGAGTCCTTGGTGAACTTGGTCCAGTCGGACGGCCGTTCAAACCCCTTCTTGTCAGTGGTCATGTCGTCGCCCTCGAAGTCGATCTGCACGACCTGCCGTTTCGGAACGTACCACCACAACGCCACGATCTGATCTGGAATACCGTATGCGCTCTTCGTCCGACCGATGTAGTGGAACTTGTTCGTGATTTTGTTCCCAGCCGTTGGCTTCCAGTCGATCTTGTTGTCGTCAATGGAGTCGAGGAACGTGCGCAAATCTTCGAGCTTGCTCTTCGGCACGATGAGATCGACGTCGCCGAAGGTCGGCTTGTACTGTGAGATGTACGGCGAGGTCTCTGGATTGATCAGGTGTTGGGAGCTTCCGTTGAAGATGTAACCGTTGTCGATGTACGGGTTGTTGTCCTTCCAGAAGTGGACTCGGGAGTTCAGAGCCTTGGCAAACTCCTTGATGTCGGCCGACACCTTGTCAGCGATGCTCTTGTCGTCATCGACGATGCTCAACTTGGTAGTGGCCTGCGCTGGTTCACCGTCGACCAGTTTGGCGTCCTCCGGCTTTGGTCCAATGGATGCCACCGATTGACCACTCTCCTTGAGGAGTTGGGTGGCCATCTCACGTGTGCTTTGGGTGTCCGTGACACGCCAACCGCCTTCATCAATACTGGCGAAGTACGACTCGATGAGCTCATGGGCCATCTGCTTGTACGGATCGACCTGCTCTTTTTGTGGAACGTTCTTCATAAGCGTCGTCCAAATCTCCTTCTTCTGGTTCTGTGGGATCGGTGGCAAGTTCTTAATGAACGATGCCATATCTCCCGATTGCAAAAACTCACGCATCTTCGTACCGCTAATGTTGACGGTGCTAGACCGTTCCACGCCGACTTTCTGTATCTTACCGGCCGACTTCAGTGTGGGGAACTTTCCCAAATCAGCGTCCGGAAAGTTGGCATCGACATCGGACACATCCGAGTACAGCTTTACGGTTGGAACGTCTTCGGAGTCCTTTGTAGCAGACTGCTCAAACCAACCCAACTCGTGCATGACTGACCGAACCGGCGAATCCACAAATCGGACCTTTACGTTCTTCGGCAACGCCGGAATGAAGAAGTCGTGCCAGAAGTAGACGAAGTCAGCGCCGGAGATCGGCACCTGGCCCTTCTCTGCACGGTCCTTGGAGGTGGTGTATACGATGACGCGGTCGCACTCGCCCGCCGCCCGTTCGATGAGCTTCCAGTGGCCGATGTGCAATGGCTTTCCAGCAATGGGAATCAGTCCGATGGTCTTCGTGCCGACACCAATCGCATCACGTTTGCCGACCATCAGGCGAAGCGTCTCGTGGGCATCATCCCGAATCTGTGTCTCGTTCCGCTTCGGATTGGCTGGGAACTTGTCAATCGGTATACGTGACAACACCTTGTTCGCTTGGCTGACGATCTGCGTATCCGTCTTTCCTTCCGTTCCGATCTTGTTGAGAACGACCGAGATCACCTTACGCATCTTCTGGAAGTAGACATCCATTTCCTCCGGAGACATCCGATACAGGTCTTTCTTCGCTCCACGAGCTTCGGCGTCATACTGATCCGACTGAACCACCTTAAAAAATCTTCCATCGGCCATTCGCATGACCACTCCCTCGATCTTGCCACCGAGAACTGAGGGGATCGTTAGAACGGCGTCCGAAAACTTCTGCAACACATCCAACGGATCGGACCAGTTCACATCCGACATCTTCGGACCAAGGTACTGATTCTTCGAGACGGCCTCCTGTGTCAGTTTCCCCGAGAAGTATATCGGGAAGGTCTGAACCTGCAATCGTTTAGCCATCGCGGCCAACTTGGTCGGGTCGGTTTCCTCGGCGCCGGTCGGGGTCGTGTGAAGTTGCCCTGATATGACGCGGTACTTGACCGGTGCAAAACTGCGGAGGAACATGTCGCCGAACCGTTCATACGTCCGGCTCAACGTGTCCTTGTTCTGCGCAAACTCGACACTGAACTCGGTGTTCGTCGGTATTGAGGAGATGTTCGGATTGATCTTCTTCAGATGGTCGAACACCCAGACATATTGACCGATTCCGATTGACTGTGTCTTTATCTGCTCACGATCCTTGTCGGACAGGTGCGAGAACTCCGATCCGTGCAGAACCGAACCCTTGTACGACACGATCCAGTTGACGGCGTAATCCGACGTGTTGGTCTCCTCGGTGCGCACCAGTGTCAACTTCGTTCCGTCGACCTTCTCGGTCACAACCATCGACTGTCCGACGATCTCGTTGGCGCGAGACTGCCGAATCGCCGGCGTCTTCGGCTCAAACACGTACGATTTGAGCTGCTTGATCGAAATATCCAATGAGTGTGCGGGAGATGCTTCTGTAAGATGTTGATGCATGTGGCTTGTATAAATATAGATCAGGATCGGTCAAATGCCGATAGTGTCAACCATTGTGGGTCCGCAACGACCACCGTTCTCAATGGTACGAGTGAACGATTGTTTCCGAACGTGGTAGATGCTCCACCATATAGAAGTTTTCCGTTGGAGTCAAACAACTCCACCGTCAACTCGATCCGTTCATTCTTGACGTGGACATCCAATGGAACCATCAACTCGATAGAGTCCGGTGGATACGCTTCGTCGATGAATGGCTTCAGGCTTATGTTAGCCATCGTTATCGATGTCAGATTTTTTGGGACCAACTGAATAGTTCCATACATCGTTCTACCTATGAATACTCGGCTACGATACGTTCCCGACGTGAACCCACGAGTCGTCCGTCCATTCAGAAGCCCTAATCGAACACGGTCCATTCGACCGTTTAGTGTGGTAACAAAGTATACTATGAACTCGTACGAATCGGTGGTCTGTGACAACGACGTGTAGTCAAATGTCAACTCATACATCGTATTCTTGGATAGCTTCACGAAGTTGCTATTGTAGATTGGACCGCTTTTTACGACCTCCACCGACGATAAATATGGTGACCCAACTGCGCACGCGTAGTTGGAGTTTGGTTCGGTTGCAAAGTTTGTGAACGTCTGCTGTTCGGTTCCAAACCACGATCCGGTTTGAGCCGAATACTGTACATATTCGTTTGTTCGAGCCGGCTCCGACCGATTACTTTTGAGTAGAATGTATCCGGATTCGTTCTCATTCGGTCCTCCAGAAATAGTGACGGAGTCCATCAATACATCTGGTGAAGCAATCATCGATACACTTCCAGCCGTCAACCAATACGTATTCGCAAACGTCTGATCGTAGAAACGACCCAGCCAGGCCACATCTTCACCAGCCGACCAATCGAACAACAACTCATGTGGTTCGATATTGCCCTCGGCTATACACCGAGCCGTTTCTGGAATATTTTGACTACGTTGATACACACGGAATCTGGATGGTGATCCGGTGGTAGTACGTAGATCGGTGAGATTCAATCGAGCCATGCACACTCGTTTCGAGAACTCGGCTGGATTGCTACCGACGTATGTAAATCCTGACGTCGTCCAACTCGTTGTTCGGGCCAGATATGTCATCTCAAAGGTTGCGGCTGATATGCCAATGACATAATAGTTCTTTCGATGACCGTTTCCAATACCGGCGTTGTATACCTGATTGTTCTGTATCTGCTGAACTCCAGAAGCATTTGCAACGGTCGCATAGAGATCGGTCTCGTTAAATGAATCGAATCGCTTTATGTTTGTTCCTGTGTCTTCCAGATATGGAGAACATTCCGAAGTTCCGCCATCCAAAATGGAGTTTGAAACTGTGAACGGCCGATCCAACACGATTGCATTACTACTCAAAACAGATTTTACTCGACCAACCAAGTCAGTTCCAAGTACGCCGTTGAACACTTTTTTTAGCCCATCGGTACCAACGTAGGTGAGAGCAGTAACGGCAACGTTCGTCAACCGTACGGATGCATCGACCATCGACGAGTTGAATGATGGGCCCGAGGTCTTTGTCAGTACACACCGAACATCGACCATTTGGTAGTCGAAATCCGCATTATCACCGTGTTTCGGAGAAACCGCGTCGACACGACATGTACCAGACACCGTGCTGGGGCAACCTTGCCGAACACGAACATCATACACCTCGGTGGACGCGTGGAGATCGGGAAACGAAAAGAATCGTGCATCGGATGTCGTTGACACTTGCGGAGAAAATCGTACCGCCTTGGCCCACACCACTTTGATCGGTTGCTCCGAGCCTACATTAGTGTAGACATCGGATGGGAACCGAACATCATTCTTCAATCCGGCCGATCCAGTAGTTTCGCTACTCAATGCTTTAGCAACAATCTCGATCCTGCCCACTCCAGTCGGCGTGTTTGGATACACAAGAACACCAAACGCCCGGGCCGAACCTTCCCGGTTCATTTGAACCGACGATCCCGCCGGAATCAGATTATACACACTCAACCGATTTCCATTCGGATCGTACACGGCAATATTTCCCGTGGTTATCGATTCCTTTACCTTGGCAGACGGATTGACTACGAACGAGTTGCGTCCGGCATAAAAAGTACCATCGTCGATTCCGCTTACAAAAAAGTAATCGTTCGCGTCGTGCGAGTTGTCGTATTGAATGATTGCCATGTGATCGGGTATATACTACCCGTCAATAAATATCGATCACGACGCAGAATTGTCTATCTTGGAAAAACCGTTCTCTTTTCGGATTTCGAGTTGTTTATCGACCACGTCACGCATCGAGTCCAAGTGACTTATGATAACAATGAACTCGAAGTTTGCCTTGAGAAAGTCAAACAACGCGTGCATCGTTCCCATGTTGTCCGCGTCCAATGCACCAAAGCCCTCGTCCACTACGAGGAAGTTTGGTCGCGGAAGGTTACTGACATTGATGAGAGCGACTCGCAACGCCAGTCCGGCGATGAACTTCTCCATACCCGAACACAGTTCCAACGGCCACTTCCGATCTTCGTATTTGATGAAGACGTTGACGTTCTTGCCATCGGTCTCAATGTTCATCGTAAACTCAACGATCTGTGACAGAATGTTGTTGACCTCCGATTCAATCTGAGGAATGGCATCGGAGATGATCTGATATGGTACACCGGACGGTCCGATGGAGTTGATGTAGTATTCGTAAGCCGCGTATTCGTTCTCGTAGTTCTCCATGTCGGTGATGCGATTACGAATGGACACGATCTGATCAGTTACCGATGTTCGCCGGCTAATGGCGCCGGTGAGCTCACGTTGCCGATCCTTGAGGGTCGACTCAACACTACGAAGTTTTGTCCTCAAGTCGGACACCGTCTTCGCGATCTGATCGTTCTTCTGTATGATCTCCTTCGACCGTTCGTACAGGCTCATGAGCTCACCGATCTTGGAGATGCGTGAGTTCATTCTCTCCAACAGAGACAGTGCGGTCGTAAGCTCCATCTGTTTCTTTGAGATGACCGTCAACCGATCAGACACGTCAGAACGAAGTTTGGTACGTTCATCGTATTGCACCTTGAATGGCATCAACTCTTCAAGGCTTGCGGAAATCTGCGAAATCTGACTGACGAGTTCCTTTGCACGGTCCTTGTCCGCGTTCAAGCTTTCACGGGTCGCGATGGCATCCTTTACGAACACGTTATTGACGCAGAACTTGCAGTTCGGATCGTATTCGTGTGTATCGAGATGAGCCAACTTTTTGATCTTCTCTTTGACCAACGTCTTGAGGTTATCCAGCTCGTGTTCCAACTGCAACTTCTGCCGTTGACCCGTCTTCACACGTGCAGCCTTGTCGTCGAGGTCCATCGTTTCCAACTCTTTCAGACGACTCTGCTGCGTATCCAACTGCGTCTTCAAATCGTCCAACTTGGACCGCATGTCGGACAGACGTGGTTGGGCACCCTCGATCTTCAACGTCAGATCGGCCGCCTCGGATTTGAGTGCGTCCGGATTGGATGGTACGTCGAGCAGACTTACGATCTCCTGAGAGGCCACGTTGATTTGTCCGTTGAGGTCGGCCGCTCGGTCGGAGAGTTGCTCATTCTGCTGTTCGTAGTCGGCGATCTTGATACCCAACGCAGCTTGTTCGGTTTCCAGTCGCGCCAACTGAGCCGTGTTATCTTCCTTGTTGAACGTCTTCAAGGCGCCCGACACTTCCTTGATGCGATCACTGGCCGAGGCGGCCAGTCGGTCAAACAGTGTGATACCAATGAACTGACACAGAAGTTCTTTTCGTTCGGTTTGACCCATGTCGACGAACGACCCCTCGTTGCTCTGCAACGACAGTGCGGTGAGGATGAAGTCATCGTACGTGCCGAGGTAGTCGCGGATGATCTCGTTGGTGCTCCGTCGAGCCTCGGCGTTCAACGGAACCTGCTTGTCGCCGTCCAGTTTGTAGAAGTTGACCTCGACCTTCACATTGCCCTTCTTGTCGCGAGCACCGGATCGTTCGATGACGTAGTCGGTTCCGTTGATCTCGAACCGGAACTTACCCTTGAAGCTCATCTTCTGCGAGTTGATGACGTGGGCGGCCTTGAACGCCTTCGCCGACTTGTCGAAGATGGTGAAGCTGAGCGCATCCATCAGTGACGACTTTCCGCTTGCATTGGCCGCGAACAGACCGAACACGTCGTTGAGCTTGGTGAAGTCCACGACGTTTCCCTCGCCGTAGCTGAACATGTTGTCGAACTCGAACCGCTTCGGCTTCCAACGGATGTTGCGACTCTGATCATCCTTGTTGATGACGCCGTTCAGTGTTCGGTTGATGGTATGAACCGACGCCAACGTATCCTCATCCATTTCAGGGAACTTCCCCTTGAGAAAGGCGGTGATGAGCTGGTTTTGATAATCGACCGAACCGATCTGTGACAGATTCGACGCGGTTTTCGACGCGGCCGTCTTCTTGCTGTCGGACGGGTCGACCCGAACATAGACGATGTCCGAAATCTGGTGGGTCTTCCGAATCTCCGTGATGACCTTCTTGACCTCGGTGGCAACGCTCTCACGGCAGTTGACGCGGAGTTTAGCCTTCAACGGCATCTCGGTTATGTCGGTCGCCAGTTTGCCGTTATCGATCAGAATCGTGAAGTAGCCGTAGTCGTTCGGAACCTCGACGTGCGTGAACGACCGTTTCGCAACGTCCCACAGGCTGTAGCCGTGTCCTTTGAGAGCTTCGCCGTGGTTCTGCTGAATGACGCTGCCGGCGTATCGGATGATCGGCATCTCCTCGGCCGGATCGTAACCCTGCAACGTCTGCATCATGTGGATGTCGCCGAGAAGGACGATGTCGTGGCCGGAGAACGTTTCAGCGGTCACCGAACGATTGTTGATCGTGAAGCCAATGTCGGTTGCGGCGTTGTGGATCGGTCCGTGGAACAACGCGATCTTCGTGTCGAACTCACGTTGCAGTCGCTTCGTGATGTTCTTGACCTTGATGTAGTTCGTCGGTTCATCGAACACGCTGTAGTTGTTGAACAGAATGTTGGCCGCGCCGTAAAGCTTGCTCTCCTTGAGGTAGAAGAGATGGTCGTGTTTCAGGTTGTCGACGATGGGAGACAAGCTGTCGAGACGGGTCTTGTTCGTCAGTAGGCAGTCGTGGTTGCCCGCGACCAGAATCGTCGGCCTACGATCTGCCAGATTGCGTAGGAACTCCGACACGATCTGCACGGCCTCCGGAGACAAGTCGACCTTGCTGTGTACCAGATCGCCGAGGACGGCGACAATACTGTTGGGCGGCAGAGCATCCACGGCGGCGTAAATCTTCGTGAAGGCTTCACGGTATTCTTCATGCCGTTTCGTCAACCGAACGTGAATGTCCGCCAAATGCAGAATGTGCTCGATCTTCGAGAGACCGATGTCAATCTTTTCGTAGGTGTCTACCGTCATAGTTTTAGTTTAAGTCGCATGAGATCGGAAAACTCCAGTATCGGCGTTTCTCTGATCTGTCGGGTGACTTCACAGAAGCCCAATACGTTCGGGTCTTTTCCTTTCAAGTTTACCAAGTGTACGATCTTTCCGGCCGCCAAAAACGTCTCGGCCAGATCGATTGCGGACTGTAATGCATCATCATCGAGAACGATAAATATCTCCCGAACCAAATCTGACATCAACTTTCGCATCAGCTTGGCACTTGGGAACTTTCCGAATAGCGGTGTTACATTTCTTTTTATGGCGATGGCGTCCAACGGGCCCTCGCACAGTGTGATGGGAAATCGAAAATCGATCAGATTCTCAAATCCGACTATGTTACGATCTGCCTCTGGGTTTTTGTACTTTAAGTACACGTCATCAAAATAACTACGTGCGGTGAAAAAGTTCAAACGATTCTCATCATCGTACGATGGAAAAATAAGTCGATCCTTATACTCGCCGGTCTCACAGTATCCAATATTGTACTTGATGATGTCAAGATTGGTCAACTTTCGTTTCCGTGCGTATCGTACTGCCATCTTGTATCCGATTGACTTCGACTCGTCCAACAAACTTTTGAACTCCTCCGGTAGTTGGACAGGGCGGACTACAGCTTCCTCGATAGAATCCACGGATCGATTTACCGATTCTCTGGGCAGAACTTTTTGCAGTCGTCCTGTTAGATTTTCGCCCACGTTCATCTTACGGAACAGCCCGTGTATTGACCTACCCTTTGCGTTGCAAACCCAACAATGATAATTCCCCGAGTCTATTTGTACTTCTAATTTCCGTTTTCTGTGGTGGCAAAACGGGCAATGGAAAGTTACGTTGTTCCCTTTCCGCAATCTTCCCTTTTCCTTGAACGCGATCTCAAGTAATCCTTGTACTTCCGACTGTTGTAAAAGATTGCTCACAGTGTTCCAAATCTCCGACGTTGTGAGAGTGACATTTTTATCTTAGTTGCTGCTGAATGTTTTCGACCCGTTGCATTCGTTCGTAGTCGTTCAATCTGTTCGGCGGAACGTTTCTTACCGAGTTTTGACTCGGAAATTCGTCGGCGATGCTCCAACGAAAGTTCTCTACCAAACCAGTAATTTTTAGGTCCCGATTTCACTTCAGACATGTGGAGTTTTGCGGTTTCTGTAAATGGTAGTCGTTTCTTTCCACGTAGAGCATTGGAAATTCGTGTCCGAGTACACTTAGACAGTTTTCCATTTCCACATCTACGTTCATTATATCCGTCTTCTACCGAGTTATAAAAATCGGACCAAATGATTTCCCGAATGTTCAGTATCCGATTATCCGTCGAACACCGTTCCAATATCACATAATCAAACCCATCGGCGCCAAACTCTAAAAGCGCCGCCTCTAATTTTGGCTGCCTCAGTTTTTTTCCAGACTTATATCGTCTCCATCTACTGAAAATGTCTAGGCTCTGTCCAACGTACCACTTATTAGTGGATGTGTTGTGGAGACCGTATATTCCGCAGACTTTTACAGATGACATGAAATGCAGGATACGTTACATTCTACTACGGGTCAATGTAGAAAAAGTTTAGTTCTGATCTTTTTCACCCATCGGTTTTCTTCCATCACACAAAATACGCGTCGAATGCGGTCATCCTTACGATTCCGGCTTTCCAACTCATCATTGGACGGTGCCGAGGAAGATTGCGACGGCGGAATCGATCCAGATTGATCCTTTGGAGGTTCCTGCCCAGCCCTCTGTTCTCGCATGACCGTCTCATACTCGGACCGTTCGTCGTCGGTCATGTCATCCATCTTGAACGCCGTTGGTGCAGGCTTTTTATTGACGATCTGATTTTTCGTGATCATCGACGTCATAACACCATCTACATAGTCATAGTAGATTTTTTTATAATGCCGAAATGCATCGACGATGTCGTCAAACTGCCGCGGGGTACACTGAAAAATGAACTTACCGTCTTCGATTCGGCCCTTCACACCATCGACTTCCAGTACCATGCACATCACCGCACTCAACAACATCTTTTCCTGATCGCCGTTGAACGGTATGGTCGCTTTGATCGTTTCAATGGAGTATTCATCCGCGTCAAGACCATGCTTCGTACAGAACTCTTGGAGCTTTTTCGACGCGGTCGACCGTTCGCCTTCTTCCGACGCTTTCTCGGCTAGGGCTTTCAGTTTTTTTGCAATCTCAACGGCGGCATCGCGGGTCATTTGGTCGGAGCATAGACCGAGATGACGATTGCGTCAAGAATATCCTCGCACCGTTTATCCACATTTCCGATCTTGTTCTTGACCTGCCAAGGTGTTGTGTCGTAGATCGTATCCATCATCGCTCGTACGAACTCCTTCGGTTTGACGCCCTTCTGTCTCGCCTTACCGAAGAGCTGCTTCCGTGCGGTCGTCGCGTTGACGAGTACGAGCTTGTCAAGACCGAACACGTCTTCCAGAACGTACTGCAATGTGGCACTGAATCGTGCCAGCTTGATGACCACGGTGCGGCTGGATGGACCGGAAAAGCCCGACAATGCGGCTTCGAGATTGACGCGGTCTATCTTGCTCCACAGCGGTTCCGTCTTGAGCCGTTCGACGATGCCCCACGCTTTGGCGCGGTTGGTGTCAAACTTGGTCAGATCGATGAAGCCGGCATGGAGAATCTTGCGGTTTTCATCTGTGAAGGCGAAGCCACAAGTAGTGGTACTCGCGTCAAGACCTAGAGAAACCATTGGAACGTCTCAACCCTTGTACTTCTTTCGAGTGAGGCCCAACGTGTTCGAGTAGTTGAGAGCCTTGTCGGTCAACTGCGTCACTCCTTGAGCAGCGTTTTTTGCGAAGTTGTTGGAGAACGTGTTCGAGCGATCAACGAAGTTTCCCGCCGGCGGAGCAACGTTCTTGTCAGACTTATTGTAACGATCCTCAAGGGAAGTTTCGAGTGATGGTCTTTCGATTTGGTTTGCCATGTGTTTCTCCTGTGGTTATAAATATACGGTTACGTATCAAAACGGACAACAATGTTGATCGGCCAGTCAATGAGATTTTTTACCGGTCGACCAAGCTTCGCTACAGCCACCAATCGATTTTCATCGTAGAGACCAATAGTCGTTATGTACGGTGACAGATATGAGCCGGTTGGATCATACGAAGATGATGCCAAGTAACTCCGAAATGGCTCGATGGCCGAGTTGTTCGGATTGGTTTGCCACAAATTCGAACCTGAATACGATGCCGACGACTGATAAATTTGCATGTTCGGATCAGACAAGAAACCGTTCAGTTCACCGGTGTACTTGCTGATGTAGTCCTTGAAGTCGGTGTAATACCGTCGGATGGAGTCACCGTCCGTATACTTTTCAATGATGTCGGATGACAACGTTTCGGCCCAATAGTTGAATAGAAGATATCCATCACGAAGATCAATCTGACCGTTTCCATCTATGTCCAACAGTTGAGTATCCACAAGCTGCGTTTGAATGTAGTTGTACACATCCTCGCTCAGAATGGCCGATCCTGTATATGGGATAGTTCCGTGAGTTTCATTCAACAGAACATCTCCAGCCTCGGTCATCAAAATATCGTTGTTCCACCAACTTTCGTCCAACAACGTATCGGGTTCCAAAACCGATCCATCATCGTCGGTGTCCATGACATCGTAGAACTTCTGTTTGTTGAGGAACCGAAGAATCAAATCGATGTCGGTGAAGTCGAACTTACCGTCCTGATTCACGTCGAATAGTATTGGATAGTTGACCAATGACGTCGGATTTGTGGAGTAGTTGAACTCTCCCGGATTGATCGTGATCAGATACTCGTGCTCAAAAATCGTATGCGTACCCTGATATGTCAGATCAAATCCACGACTCCCCGAGTTTGCCAAAATCTGCGAATAGTTGGATGACGTGTTTGTTAGAACGATCTGCCCATTCTTGTAGAACACGTTTCCGATTTGTGGATTTTCTTCCAACGTATCCAAATCGTATACGTACAATGATCCGGAATACTTGGATGGGAAACCGCCGGACCGAAGTTCATACGAGCCGGTGAAGTGAGAAAACTGCATCGGATCAGTGTAGTTGAACACCGGCGCACCAGCCACGAGGAACTTGGACCCCGAAATGAAGTCGGACAGACACACGGACCAACCATAGACGTAGTTTGGTAGGTCGGGCTCCTTACTGCGTTTCATCGTCTTAATCCGATTCCAGGCAAGAGTTTCAGGATCGAAATCGAAGAACGAAACCCGACCCAATGTTCCAAGTTGGTCAAACGCGTTTTCCGAACCGTAGTCCGATCTCTCAAACGTGTAAGAACCACTTCCAATCGAAACGTATGACGAACTGTACCAATGCTTGTCGGGCAAGGCGCTCACGACCGCCCTAGTTCCCCGTACGGAGCAGTCTCGGGCGAAGTTGTTGTTGATGACGGTCGATCTGTCGCCAAACGTCTTGTACCGTAACGCGCAATCAAATACGTTTATCACCGATCCGGTAGATGGAAGGCATTGCACATTTGCGAAGCTGTAGAAATACGCCGCGCCCAATGACTTTGCGTCAGTGCTTCCCACAAATGGAACGAACGACTTGTCGAAATAGGAGCACACGACAATATGATCTCCGTCCATAGAAACCTTGCGACCAAAACCGTCATACGGTAGATATGTCTCTATGGCATTGAAAGGAGACAGTGGGTCGAGATCGGCCGGATCACTATTTGCCCGGAAAATTCGATACTCGCCCCACGATGACGTTGGACATCCCATCGAAGAGTTGAATGACGCCGTAAACAGAACGGCGTATCCCTTTCCATCCATTTTTCTGCAACCTACGATGATTCGATCATTGCTGACTTCCAGTGAGGAGCCAAAGAAGTCGTCGGCCATACCGATTGACGAGGACAAAACCGATTCCAGTTCCCAACTGTAGTCACTGTTGATCGCCGATCCACTTCCCAACAAAAACTGTGGTGCGGTTGGTTCTCCGACGATTGGATCGCCGTTTTCAGTCACAATCCGTTCACACAAACTACTGCCAACGGTAACATAGTTCCAGAACGATGCCGTTGGAATGGTGCTACACGTGTCATATTCGGACTTTTTGTTTGGAAATATCTTTCGCCTGAATACATATACCACACCACGATTTCCGTCGACTCCAGGAGCACCCACCGCTAGAAGGTCCTGATCTACACTGACCGATTCTCCAAAACGAGCGTTGGAGCCCGATCCTTCGAGGATGGATACCAATCCCCAGTTGTCGGCTCCTCCCTTGTACTTATCAAACACGTAAACAAATCCAGCGTGTGGGGAGCATGATACGCAATGGTCACCGTTTGGAGCGCCGACAGCTAGTGAATCGTCTCGAATCGAGACGGATGTTCCAAACTCGTCCATCAAAGTGCTATCAGAGCAACTTCCACTGATGTCGATGAATGGAAAACTACCGGCCTCGTCCTGAATAAGAAGTCCATTATCAAAGCCAAACTCCTGTGCAAATCCGTTTTGAGTAAACGGTGAGATGATTTTCTTGACGAATCTATGCGATTCGGACGACGTGTCGTACTTGAACAACTGAACGTGTCCTGTTCGACTCTCGGCGAAGCTTTGAGAGTCCATTGGCGCACCAGCTGCAATGTATTTGTACCAGGCTGAAACTGAATAACCAAACCGTTCGTTTTCGGGCTGATAGTAGTCACGCGCCGTTGACATGTCGTATTTCCATGAGTTGGCATCAGGAACGTATGACACCTCATATCCAGCATTCTTTAGTTCAACCGCTTCAGCAAATGACACCGCTACGTTTCCATACCAGAACTGACCTGAGCTTGTATCCCAAAACGATTTGCTTTCCAAGTTTCGGATTGGTCGTAGCTGACTCGTGTATGGAAAATGGCTTCCTGACAACGTGAGATTTGTCGCTCGGTCGTCCGTCAAAATATACGGTTCATGAAGGTTCGAGTTGTCAATGATGTTAACACTTCCTGGACGAATCTTCTCACCCCAGCACATGCTGTTGATCCGAGCCACTACCACACGATCATGTATCACACGAACTTCCGACTTTCCGGTGAATGGATCATGATCCCAATGCTCAACGCCGAACAGATTGTACGGATTGTCGGCGTCTCGGTAGAACATCGCGTCGGTGACCGAGTACACGATACGCTTGAACTCACCGTTCGGATTGATTGGTTCGGTTAAACTGGCCGTTCCGTAGAATATGCCAGAACAACTTATTCCTTCAACGATGGTTACCTTGTCCGTGTAATAAGTCGACTCGCCAAAACTATTGGTGGCATTCGGCTCAATGCTCTGGATTTCCCAGTTCTTGAACGTTTGGAATGGTCGGACCGTGATGTCGCTGTTGGCGAGTTGTTTGATCATCGCCCTATAAATATGATTCGGTCAGCCTTTTAGGCACTCTCCCACCACGGAGATGTCTTTCTTGATGTCAGATTCCCAAAGACGCCGCACAATGTACCCACGTTCTGATGCCATCTTCCCCTTTAGAATGTCGTTCTGGTGGGTAGATTCGACCTCGGTGTGGTGGTATTTGGTATCTGGGTTTCCATGCCAAAAATCTCCATCGACCTCCAAAATGATCGGCGAGTCCTTGATCTTGAAATCGTACGACTTACAAACGTTTCCATCGTGTATAAAAAACTGGAACGTATATTTGATACCGAGTCGGTCGAGTTCATCGGCAACTTTCTTCTCCAATCGGTTCATGGTCCTGTGGGTCATGATTTTCTCAATGGCTTCCGGTGTATGAGTTTTTCCGAACATTCCGTTCTTTTCTCCTCGGGCAACGCCTTTCTCGATTCTCGTTCGAGAGATTTTTTCGCGTACCTCTGATCGACATGCTGGATTGTTTTTTCCACGAATGGACGGGTTTGGACGACGATTGCTCTCCGCAATCTTTTCCTTAGTCTCGGACGACAGAACAGCGCCGAACCGTGGGGATTTATCACCGGTCCACGACTCTCTCAATCGGGCGGAGCATTCGTAGGAGCATGTTGCGCCTTTCTTTGCGTAAGACTTTGTAACCTTTCCACAAACTTCGCACTTCGTCCAGTGTAAACTCCGAAAATCATCGAGGTGTTGACATACGTATTCGTAGAAATCAACACCGTGATGCGAGCGGAGGTGAACCGAAAAAACTTTTGGGTGAATGTCTTTACCGCAGTGTGAGCATTTGATTGGTGTCATACCAATAAGTATTCACCAACATACCAAAAACGCTCAGTATCCAGACGAATCTTAACCAAAATGTCAAAAATCCAACCTGCACTTCACCAGAACTTCGTTAGAAAAATCCTTGAGAATCGGCTGACTCAACTTCGCCACGGCCACCAGATCGTTATTGTCATTGTAGAGGCCGACGGTTGTGATGTACACCTTCGGATCGGTCGAGAAGCTAGAAAAACGTAGGTTGCCAGCGTTCATCGGAGATTCATCGGACGAGAGAACAAATGATGGGTTGTTGGAGTAGTTGAAGTTTTGGTTCTTGACGCGAACGAAGTAGTGTCTGGATGGAACGTATTCCGTTACACGAGCCGTTACTGACGCATCGCTGTTAGGCGCGAGGGACGAGTAGAACCGGCGATGCATCATCGCGAAGTCACTGATCGTGGCAGGCGGCGTTCCCAGCGGTTGTCCCATTGGTGAGTTGCCAACAATCTGCTGCAAGACAGTTGGGTTGAAGATGATGATGCCTAGGTCGGGATAAACGGCGCCGATTCCCTTGTAGACGTCTCCAGGACCAATCTGTCCGGTGGATAGGCTTCCACTCAAAAGGTTGTACCGTTTTCCTCCGGTGGCGGTCAAAACGTTCGTGTTGTAGCGGGAGTCGTCAATGAACGTGAAGTTTCCGTTAGTTCCGGTCAACCGAATCTCGAACTGTCCCGGATCAAGCTTGTCCTTCACCTTTGCCGATGCAAAGTTGATGATGTAAATATCGGGAGAATCAATCAACGTATTCACTTCAGTCGATCCTGACAAGAACGTGAACAACTGATCTCCCGGTGTGAGAAGAAGATTTCGATACTGGCTGTAGATTGCTTGTGTCGGCTTGATCAAGCTTCCCGTGTTGTTGTCCAAATCGAACGCCGATGATCCCGACCCGGCGGTGTGACCATACGTCAAGGACATGTACACTTCAGCCGTCAACGACGTGTTCGGATCGGTGTCATACACGTTGAGATAATACAGTCCATTGAGTGGAGAG